AGCCCTGATAGGAGAAACTTAGGTCAGGCAACCGCGAAGACACTGACCCGGAGCGAATAATACAGCATTGTGATAGGCCGCGCAAGAGGTTAGATTCCAGAACCTTGACGCACCTTCAATGCCGCCTCGGCGTTGAAGATCTGGCGCTCGTTGTCGATCTTCAGCATCTCTAGGCGCTCCCTCGACTGCTGGGTCTGCGCGGCCAGCCGCTCCGTCTGATCGAGCTTCATCAGGGTGGTGTCCCTGTTAATCGCCGCCTCAGTCATGGCGATCTCGTATTCGCCCTGCTCCCGCTGGCGGTTGTACTCGACCTGCTGCATCTGCACTTGGCGGGCCTCTTTGTTGTCGTCAATCTTGGCCATGTCGACCTGAGCCTTGATCTGAGCCGCGGCGATGCGCGGATCAGACGGTTGCTGCTGCTGCGCCTGGGCTGCCATCTCCTGATCGACCTGATCCTGGGGCTTCATGATCTCTTCAGGGTTAACCCTGAATGCCTTCAAGATCGCCTTCAGCTCCTCGCGCTCTTTCAGGTGCGGGGTGTAGCGCGGGTTGTTGGTGATGTTGGCCAGGTTGAGCAAGGCCTGGTTTTGGATGTCGCGCTCAATAAGAGCGGTGGATCCGCGGGCGTCAATCTCGAAGTCGCCCTTGATATCGGGGTCAGGGTCGTTGGCCATCTTCCAGTCGTAGTACCGGCTGATGTGCGGGCGGGTGATGGCGTCGTCGTACAGCTTCACGCGCTGGCGCAGCACGCTGTTGGCGTTGTTGTACAGCATAACCATGCCACCCACCGTCTCGGGCGCTGAGCCACGCTCTCCGCCCATGAGCTGGGGCATGCCGCTCTCCATGTCAGAGAACTGCATGGCAGCCTGGGCGATCGCCAGCAGCTCTTGCAAGTGCGAGTTGAACTCGAACACGCTGAAGGCCTGGCGGACGTCATCCAGCTCGTCCTTGGCCAACCAGATCTTGTTGGGCACGATCTCGTAGTTCCCGTTCTGGGGGATGACCATGCCGCGCTTCATCACGATCTGGCCGCCAAGCGAGGTGCGACCGTTGTCCATGACTTGGCGCCAGGCGCTGTTGACAACGCGCTGCTGGTGCTCCAGCTCGTCGGGCAATCCGTAGCCAAACGGGGTGTCGTCGCTCTTGCGCCAATTCCAGACATCGACCGGCAGTGTCTGGTCGGGCACCCACGAAGGCATCGCGCCGATGATCTTGTCGTTGACCATCACCAGAACGCCGAACGACACATCCTTGAGCGGGTCGCCTTCCATGCGGCTAGAGAGCAGCTCCATCTCATCCGGCTCGATCTCGCCGTGGTACGTCCACATCTCGTAGCTGTCTTCGCGCACCATGTCTCGCAGCACGCGGCCCTCGGCCACGCGGATGCGGTTCGGTGCCTGGCGCAGCACATCGCGAATGCACTCTGTGTCGAATCCAGGCAGGCCAACAAGCTGGCGCAGCTCCTTGCGGGTGACGCTGCGACGGAAGAAAAAGCCACGGCCACGCTGGTGGTCGTTGCCGCAAGCCGGGTCAAAGAACGTGTCCCAGGGATCCAGGCGCATGCTGGCCGGCACGATCGACTCGTTGACCTGGAGCATCTGCGTGCCGTCAGGCATCGGCATCCAGACCTTGCTGGTCTGGCGCGCAGGGAACGGGCCGTACATGACCATGGTACCCAAGCGCACGCCGTCCTCGATGCCCTTGCGGCTCTCGCCGTTGAACTTGCACTCGGTCAGACTGTCGTCGATGGATCGCTCCATCGCTTCGGCGGCTTCCTTCGCCGCTTCCATGATTGCCTTGGCTTCGTCGTCGGCGGTAAAGCCAGTGGGCTGGCCAGTCATGGGGTCGACAGTCGGCGAGTTGTCGCCCACCATGTTGGCCATCTCAGGCAGCGGCGTGGGCTTCAAGCCCCAATTGCGATCGTCGACGGGGAACAGAATCTCGCACATGCGGGCCACGGCCTGGTCGACCTTCGGGCGCACGATGTTGATCACCACCCGCGAACGGTTGCCGTCTTGCGCCTTGCGTGCCGGCGGCCCGTTGCGTAGCGTGTTCTCGAACTCGCCGGTGCTGTTGGTGTGCTCGCCCCAGTAGAGCTGGGCGTTGCGACGCCAGCGGCGCTCGACCGTGCCCGTGGCGCGGTGCTGCACCCACTGGTCACGCATCTTTGAGAACATGGAGTGCAGCTTTTCCACTTCCTGGCGCTGCATGGCCTCGAACTGTTCAGGCGTCATCATCTCATCGCCGACCATTACGGCCATGCCTTCTGGGATGTCTTTTGCGTTCATGGTGTTTCCTTATCGTTGCATGGCGTTGATCTGCCCAGCCTGTAGCCTTTGCTGATCCAGTTGCCCCATCGTTTGACCCGATACCGGCACAGTCTCTAGGCTTTCTCGGCCGCGCAATTGCTGCGGATTGGGCATGGCGTTTCCACTTACAGCCTGGGTTTGAAGCTGCTGCTTCAGAGCAGCCATCATGGCAATTTCGTTTTGAGTCGGCTGCCTGCCGGCAGTTGCCTGCATCAGTTGCTGCAACCGCTGAGCCGCGGGATTCGCAGCTGATTGGGCCGGAGCCTGAGCGCCTGACGGGCCTTTGCCGCCGAATGGAGAGCCGGCAATCGCAATCGTCCCAGGCCCAGGCAGAGCGGCGGTAGCCTGCGGAACCATGCCCCCGGCTGCGCCTGGCTGGCGCTGGATGCCACCAGCCTGCGGCATCGAGCCAAGCATGCCGGTCTGCGCCCTGGACATGTCCAGTTGACCGATGGTCTGCTTTGCCGGGGCTGCAATCATTGGATTTTGCGTGGTGTTCATCATGCTTTCCTTGTCAGTACCCCGTGACCTCATCCAGTGCTTGCCACTGCACGGCTGCCGCAGTGACCAGCGTGTCGTCTTCCTCGTCTGGCCACGGCAGAGAGAGCGATGGCTCATCCAGCCTGGCCAAACAATCCATGCCGTCATCAAAGCGGCCCACAGGGAACGTGGCGTACTCGACCTCGATCAGCTCCTGGATCAGCTCATGTCGGTTGCCCTGCACATCGGTGTACTCGAGCTGTTGCGGAAACCAGATCCGGCCACCCTCGAACCAGGGGATCAGGCGGCGGATGCGTGCGTTCTTCTCAACAGCGCCTGCCACCTCGGTTATCTTGAATCGGTACTGGCGCTGCTCCATCTCATGCTTGATGTGAGCGATGTCGCCCATCATCCCGTACCGCTCGTAGCGCACCTGCATGGGCTTGTGCTTCTTGTGCAGCTCGAAGAGCTTGTCGGCGCGCTGCGTGAGCGTGAGCCGGTCAATGATGCCGTCGACGATGAATGCGTTGCCGTCGGCAGCCAGGCCCACCACCCACATGACGGTGCGGTCGCTCTTCTTGCGCTTGCCGGCCGCCGTCTGCGGGTCGCCCGCGGGGTCGACCATGATCACCTTGTTCATCTTCTTGGGTGCGTTGTTGTAGCGCGTGATCCACGATCGCTTGAACTCTGCACCCTCGGCCGGCCTTGGTTCTTGCTGGTACAGCGAGATCCATGAGCGGGGATCCTGCTGGGCCTGGCGCACCATCTCGTCGGTGAACCACTCCTTCCACAGGCGCTCGCCTGGCTCGCGGCCAAGCGGGTCGCTGTCGCCGGCAATCATCGGCAGCTTGATCACATGCCAGCGTTGCGGCTCGCGCTCGAGCAGCCGGCCGGCCAGGTCGTCTTCGTGCCAGCGGGTCATGATCACCACGATGCGTCCACCCGGCTTCAAACGGGTCAGCAGGTCGTTGACCCACCAGTCCCAGGTCTTGTCGCGCACCCGCTCGCTATCGGCGTCCTCGCGCGATCGCACCGGGTCGTCGACAATGATCAGGTCGCCGCGACGTCCAGTGACGGATCCGCCGACGCCCACCGCGGTGTACTCGCCGCCCACGTTCGTGCCCCAGCGGCCAGCGGCCGTGCTGTCTGGCGCGAGAGTCGTCTGCGGAAACAGCGCCTTGAACTCAACGTCATCGACGCCGTTGCGGACGCGCCGGCCAAAACGCTCGGCCAGCTCCGCAGTGTGCGAGGCCGCAATGACTGAGAGCTGCGGGTTGCGGCCAGTAAAGTATTCGGGGAAGTAGACCGAGCCGTAGGTCGACTTGGCCGAGCCAGGCGGCATCATGACCAGCAAGCGGTCGATCTCGCCCTTCTCAACCTTGTCCAGCGCGTCGGTCAGCAGCGCATGGTGCGGGGCCATCGTCTGGTCTTCGGGCAGCCGGTACGCGCAGTAGTGCGGGAATGACTCGCGCGCCTTGCGTCGCGATAGCAATTCCTCTGCGGCGGTGGCTGGTGTAATCACAGGCTGTCCTTCAGTCCCTGGGCTGCGATCTTGAGCAGCTCCTCGTCAGTCAGCGCCAAGAGCTTGACGGGGCCGCCACCGGCACCGGTCAGCTCGACCTTCTTGCTGTCTCCGTACTCGGCCGCGTGCAGCTTGCTCGCGACCTTCAGATTGGTGTCGATCGCCACGCGCAGGCCAGCAGCGTCACCGATGGCGGCCGCCGTGCGCCCGTAGTCGATCGTGGCGTCGACCAGGTTGTGGGCGCGGTGGATGCCGACGTTGGCGTAGGTTTCCGCCGTCTCGGGTGAATTCATCAAGATGTCGCGCAGCTTCCAGCCGGTGACTTTGAACGGCAGCGTGTCGGCGATCGCCTGGAACGACTCGCCCCAGACGTAGCGGTCGAAGACGTCGTCGGCGACCTCAATCACCTGGCGCTTCAGCTCAGCTTCCGCCTGGCGCTTGGGGTCGAGGTGCAGCGCCGTGCCGATGTTCGTCTTCTTCTTTCTCACCATTTCACCTTGTTCGCCCAGTACGCCGCGGACATCTTCCCTTTGGCGATGTTCTCGGCATGCCTGGCCTTGAATGCCTTGTTGCGCTTGGTTCCTTCTGGCGATCCGCTCACGCCCTGCTGCCCGAAGCGGATCAGCTTGACTTTGTCACCCACCTTGGCGAGCACGGCGTGCGACTTCTTGGGATGGCCAGGCGTGCGCTTCGGGCTGTTGTAGCCACCGAACTGCATGCCGCGATAGATGATGCCCATGGTCGCCTCACTTCTTGGCCGTCTTGGCCGCGTCTTTGAAG